ATGAAACCTGAACTGACTATTAACATGTCGCGATTCACTTATGCTTTTAAGTTTGAGTGTTTAAAACGTCAGAGTTGGTATGCGCCCGGAAAATCTCCAAAAGAAATCATGGAGAGGATCAATGCCATTGCTGGAAATGGGTTGATAGATACTGATTATAGTCGGTTTGACGGGACGATTTCAAAATTCCTTCAGTATTCTGTGGTCTTGCCGTGTTACACTAAGGCCATACATCCTGCTGAGCGAACAAACTTCATTCGCTTGTTTGATAATGTTTTCAAACACAAGGCCCGTACTGAAAGTGGGCTTCCATATGATGCCTGTTATGGCACGCGAAGTGGAAGTCCTCTCACTACGGATGGTAACACAATGATTAATGCGTATATTGGATACTGTGCACTCCGTGAGGTTGGTAGAAGTAAGCTCGAAGCCTGGAGAGAGCTTGGAATCTATGGCGGTGATGATGGATTAACGCCATATATGCCATTACTAGAAGGGTCGATTGAAAAAGTAGCAAATGACCTGGGCTTGGTAGTTAAAATGAGCATGCATAATGTAGATGAACCTGTTCCGTTTCTGGGAAGAATAATACCACAACCCTATACGAGTCAGGATAGTCATCAGGATGTTTTGCGAACACTGCCAAAATTACACTTATCTTTCAACAAAAGTGTTAGCTTAGATCAAGCTGCTTACAATCGAGCGTTCGGTTATTTAATAACATACGGTAAAACACCATTAATCAGGGAGTGGGCTGTGTGCATGATGGAGAACAGTGATGTGGACATGGCACGCAATGCTCGCCCTGATGAGGAACATAAAGCAACGTTATGTTGGCCTCAGATCGACAGTGAGTTGATAGAAATGTCTGTTGCTAGGCAACTGAATTGCACGATTAGTGAACTTCGAAGTAAGTGCGAAATGATTTCAATGACGAAGGGCGGCTTCCCATTACAAATGCCAGTATTTATGACAATGATGATAAGGTACATAAACTAGACGGGGTAGTTGGGGATCGCCTAATAAGTCAGTCCGGGAATCGTGTAAAGAACACCCAAACATTTGAATCACAATGTCACAAAACTCACGAGAATTGCGTGAAGCCTACAAGTCTTGGTGCCAGTCCGGAGCAATCCATCTTACCAGGACCATCGAGCAGCACATCAACAAGCGGCAAGGATGGGAAAAGAAGGGAGCAGTCGCCGCAACCGTCGACTTCAAAACAATCCGAGACCTCACTGACCTCATCTGCAAACAATTGTTTGCAACGGAAGATGAAATCAGGCAAACCCAGCTTGCAGAGGACATCGGAAGAATCACTGGCGAAAATTATGCCAGAAGAGAAAAAGGGAGGAAACTCTCGTCCAGTGACGAAGAAACGACGCTCTTCCGCTTCGAAGACGAAACGATCTAGTGGGGTGCCAGCGAGAAAACCCATTAAGAAATAAATCAGATATGTAATCTGATCGCCTCGCAACCAACTAAAGAAATATCAACG